GCCGAAGCCGACCGAGCCGACCGAATCCATGCCCCAGATCGGGACATAGTAGAGGTCGTTCTTGGTCGCACCGCGGAGACCCGTGCCGAGAGCGGCGCCCGAATCGAGCGTGACCGAGGCGTCGCCGGTCTGGCAGAAGCGGACGCTGTAGCCCGCCGTGGCGTAGAGGCCGAACTCGCCCGGCATCAACGCCACCTGGCCCGCGTACTTCTCGACGCTCACGAAGCCGGTGAGCTGCGAGACATCGTAGGCCACGTCGGGGTGGCAGGCGCCGTAGAAGCCCGGCAGGATCGGCACGGTGCCGATGTTGGTCGAGCCGTCCGACTCCGCGGTGAACGCCGTCGCGAAGTTGCGCAGCAGATCGTTGATCACCTTGGCGATGACCGTCGCGGTGATCTTCGAGTTGACTGCGCCCGAGGACGCCACAGCGCCCACGAAGTCGAGGGTGGCGTTGTCCTCCATCTCGTTGCGCTGGAGCTGGTTCAAGGAACGGCCCGCCGAGATCGCGAGCTTCTTCACCAGATCGTCGGTCATGCCGTTGAAATTGACCAGATCGACCTCCTCGTTGAGGAGGACGTACTGGCCGTATTTCTGGACGGCGGCCGTGATGTTGGTGATCGACGGCGTGATCGAGTCGCGGGCCGGCAGCGTCTCGTTGCCGGTCAGCTCGGAGAGCGCCGTGGTGGTCGGCGTCAGATTCTCGATGCGGCGCCAGGCGGCGGTGAAGCTGCCCATGTGCTGCTGAATCTCCGCCGGCACGGTGCCGTTGAAGTAGACGCACAGCGGCTGAGCGGTGCGCAGCAACGTCTGCTGGAAGATGACGTTTACTGGTTTGGTGATCGTTGAGGTAGTGGTGATCGGTGCGGCCATTGCCGCCTCCTATGGGTTAGCCCCCCAGGAGCTGCCGTTTCAGGCGGTTGAACTCGGCGGTGGTCATCGAATTGACCTTCTTCGAGTCAAACGCCTCGGCTTCCGGGGTGCGGGTTGACGCACTCCGAACCGCCAGCCGCACCGCGTTCTTGTCGTCCGTCGTCTCTTTGTCGGGGAGTGACTCGAAATCCTGGCGCACCTTCTTGGCGATGCCTTTCACAACATCGTCCCAAGCCCGCGGGTTGGTCCCGCGCTGCATCCAGGCCTTCTGAATCCGAGGATCCTTGCGGGCGAGCGCATCCATGGTCCCTTCCAGGATGTCGTCGGGGATTTTCACCCCGATCTCATCCAGTTGGGAGCGGATGACGCCGCGCGCCTTCTCGATATCCGCCTTTACCGTTTCGGACTCCTTGCGGGTCTTTTCGGTACGGACGAACTCCACGACATCCTTGATGTCGGACGCTTCGACTTTTGGTGTAGCCGTCGTTTCGGCTTTCGGGGTCTCGGCCGGCGTCTCGAATTGCTTCAAGAGCTGGTCGAGCTCATCCGGTGCGTTCGCCGCAGCAGCGGGAGCCGGCGTTGCCGCTCCGTTTGCAGGCGTAACCACGGGCTGCGTAGTCTCAGACAAATCTAAGATTCCTTCTTCTGGTCAGCAACGAATCCCAGGCGCGAGAGCGCCAGAAAATAGCCCTCGCGGACTCCGGTCTTGTGCGCCCACTCGTCACTGCCCAGTGAGGCGCGCCAAGGTGGTATTTGAGGCGCGTCCAACGCCGAGAGCATCGCTTGGAAGAGCGGCTCCGCCATTAGCTGCCGGCGGAACTCCTCCAGGTGAGCCGGCAGGCGGGAAGAATGGGTCGAGGTCGGTCCAGCCGCCTTCACGCATGATCTCCTTCTGCACCGCCGTCACGTTGAGCGCCGGAGGCATGCCCAAATTGCGCGCGGCGCCTTCGAGCTGCACGGCCTGCGCCGCGGCGGCGAGCTTCAACTGCTTCTTCTGCTGTTCCTCGATCGGCTCGCCGGCGCCGTAGGCGTAGAACTGCGCCATGGCCGGGAGCTTCTGCTTGTCGAGCGTGACCCAGCCGCCGTAGGCGTCGATGTAGAACGTCTCGTCGCGGCTCCCCATCGCGATCGTGCCCAGGGCGAACTCCATCTGGAGCCAGCGCACCAGCGGCGAGCCCAGCGCCGTGTCCACGTAATCGACCGTCCGCGCCTGCCCCTTCTGCGTCTCGATCTGCTTGGCATAGGCCGTGGTGTGCGACACCACCTGGGCACCCAAGCGAGGAGCGTTGACGCCGGTCACGTCGTCGTACTGCTTCAGGAAATTCTGGTAGGCGTTGCCGAGCGGCACGCCATCGCCGATCTTGACCGCCTCCATTATCCCGGTCGTCGCCCAGAGGGCGCGCGGGAAAACCTCCGGGCCTCCGGTCTGCGCGAAGAACGGGTCATCCTTCTGATACTTGATCGGCGGCCCGACGTTGAGCTCGCCCCAATCGACCAACTGATTGAGCGCGTTGGTTGCGGCCTTCTGAATCGGCATGCCCTTCATCAGGGGAGAGACGCCGTAAACCTCGTCGGCGCCTTCGATGTGATATGTGCCGATCAGATACGATCCGAGATCGGACTTGTTGAAGCGGAAGCGCACGCATTTTGGGCCGTTCCCGCCGACAGCGACGGTCACGATCACATTGGGCAGGAATACCGAGCGCGTGGTTTTGCGGGGCACGACAAGATCGCCCTCGTATTCCAGCAATTCGACGTGGCCTCTATCGTCGGCGATCAACGCTTTCGCATTGGCGGCCATCCAGCCGCCTTCCATGTCGTCCGGGTCAACGCTGCCCTTCGCCGCCTGCATTTGCAGATCGACGAGCTTGATCGACGTGAAGCGGATGGGCGCCGGGCCGACCAACAGGCCTTCGTTCAAGAGATGATGCGGCGACTTGTCGAGCAGCACGTTCTTGATCGACTGCGCGAACAGCACGGGGATTTTCTGATCGCGTTTCACCACACCCTGCGCGGTGTCGATGAACAGCGACTTGGTGACGATGCGCGCGCGGCCGACAAGTGTTCCGTACTTGAACGCCTCGGCATTGAGGCGATCCCACGTCCCCTTGAAATCATACTGGCTGTGGTAGTGCTCCAACCACCCCTCAACCAGGCGATCGGCGTTGTCCTGGTTGATCTGCGACGGAACCTCGGTCTCGTCACCGGCAACCAGGGACGTGAAATCGACGCGCTTCAGATACTCGTCGCTCAGCAGCGAATGTGCCTCAAACCACAGCCCCTGGTCGGGAAACATGAGTTTCCGGGCGTCGGCGGTCAGAACCTCCAGGGTCTGCGCCTGGAGCGGTAGTTCAAGTTCCGCGCGCCACGCCAGGCTGGCGATGGGCTGGCCGTTGCGATCGAGCTTGTGGCGGATGTCCGGCTCCATGCGGATTTGCCGGTCGATCTCCTTCCACACCTTCTCCAGATGGACGCGCTCGGGGTCTTGCTTGCGGGTGCTGTACTCGTCCTTCACATATTCGGCGACGGTCTGGAAATCCCGCGCATCGAAGCGGCGGCCCTTCTTCGGCTCGCCGCCCTCGATGTCGGTTCCTTTGACCGAGGGTACCGGGTCAGTCATTCAGGAAGCGCCAGGCGTCTTGCTCGGCGGCGGCCAGGCGCTCGTCCTTGGTGGTGCCGAGGCCGAACTTGAAATAGAGCGGGCGCGCAACATCCATGCTGCCCTTCGCCACGGCCCAAAGCGTCATGTAGTGCGGCTCCGCATAGTCGTTGTTGCCGTTGCTGTATCTCTCGCCGAGATAGATCACGCCCTTGTCGGTCGTGACCATGCGCTCGGGCTTCACCTGTGAATCGCGGCAGACGCGCTCCCAACGCTGAATGTCCATCACATCCTCATCGAGAGCGGCGCTGCCACGCGGGGCCGATGAACGGGCGCCATGTGCAATTTGGCGAAGCGCCTCATCATTACCGCGTAGAAAGTCGCCTTCAGCAGATCGTCCCTCACCGCCACGAGCTTGCCGTCCTTGCGGTGATAGGAGCGGAATTCCTCAAACCATTCGGTGCAGGTCGAAAAGACCCTGAAGCGCCCGGTATTCATGCGCTCCAGCACGTCGAGGATCACCGGCTCCTGCGCCTGCGGGCCGCCCTTGTCGTTGTCGTACCTGGCACTCATCGTGAGCATCGTTCCGACGCCCTCGGCGGCGTATTGATCCTTCAGAACCTTGCCGCTCGCCTTGTCGCGATTCATGCCGTCATGCGGCCACGCGACGGGTATCCAGTCCTGCGTCAGCTTCTTGACGCGAGGGCCGTGATACTCCGCGGTTTTCCCGGCGATGCGGTAGCCCTCGACCACGTAGAGCGTGTCGCCGTCGCGGTTCCAGGCGAGCCGGACACCGGCGGCCGGATGGTCGATGCCGAAATCCACGCCGACGATCTGCGCGAAATATCGCGGTATCTCGAACGGGGCGCACCTGATCTCATCTTCCGAGACCGAGAACACCCTGCCCTCGCCCATCATCGGAACGCCCTTGGTCCGCGCGTCCAACTCATAGGACGGGTAGACCATCTTGAGGCGGGACTTCTCGTCCTCGGCCAGATGCGGCGCGTCATCCCAGGTCGCGGTCTTGAGATAGACACCCGGGCCCTTGGGCTGGGTGAAGGTCAGAACCAATTCCGTCTCGCCCATCAGGGGGGTGAATGTCACCAGCAGAATCCCCTTGCTGGTCAGCACACGGGTCTGCGATTCCGTGAAGATCCGCATGTCGTCGGGCTCTTCGTCCATCCACACGACATGGGGCGCGGTGCCCTGCCACTTGCGCCAGCCCTGGTCGTAGGTCTTGAACACGGCGGTTGACACGCCGCCCGATTTGTGCCGGACCTTGACGGTATCCACGACATCGGACACGCCGGCCTGCCGGAACTGCGGCTTGCCGACGATCAGATGCTTCGGGATGTAGCCGGTTCCTAAATCCTCGCCCGTCCCGCCAAGCAACGCCTTCTGCGTGATGTCTCGGCTCGCTTCATTCGTGACGCTACCGACCCACACCAGGACGGCGGAATCGAATCTCTTGCCCTTCCACCATTCGGGATATTCGCCCGTCAGGTGGTAGGCGACTTCTGCCGCGGCGCCTTCGGTTTTCCCCACCCGGTTCGCCGCCATCAGCATGCGGTCGGGATTGGTCAACCCGGCGTCGTGGAATTCCCGCTGCCAGGGATAGGGCTTGTAGCGATAGAGCTTGCGTACTCTCAGAAGCTTCGTTGCGTCTGCTAGAAGCTTCTCCAGCTCACCGGCAGGCATAGCTCGCCCACTGGCCCTTGTCGCGCATCTCGACCACACGCCAGAGGCCCCGCAGCTTCTGCTCCCACCATCTCGACGGCTTCACCGTCAGGTGCAGCGGTTCACCCAGCAGTGCATGGCCGAAGTGGTCGTCGCACAGCGCGATCTGAAAATATGCGCCCTTCCGTGTCCGAACCCGGATCTGCTCCAGCACCGGATCGACCTTCTCCTCCGGAATGTGCTCCATCACATCGCAGCAGAAGGCCCAATCGGAGGCCAGGATCGGCAAGTCCCACAGACAGGCCCGCGTGAACATCACCGACACGTTCTGATCGAGGCAGTTGTCCGCGTGATCGACGCCCAGGGCGTTGTATCCCAGCGCGTTGAATTTCGCCGTCGCCCGACCTGGACCGCAACCGTAATCGATGACGGAATCGCCGTGCCCCATGCCCAGCCGCTCGATGGCGTCAACCACCACCCTTTCACCCGGAGAATGCTGGCGATATTCCTTGAAGCCCCAGACCTTCTCGTATTTCTCGCGCTCGATCCGCTCAAGGCTCACCGAGGATATCCCTCGAATAGCCCGACATGCTCTTGACGCGACCTTCCCAGATCGTGTCGCGCGAGGTTATCCAGCGGTCGTGGCGCGCCTCCCGCGTGAAATTCGACTTCTTCCACGGCGGGTCGAAGAAATGCCCGTTGTCGTCCAGAGGAGCCCCACAAAGCACGATCAGGTCATATCCCAGACAGAGGCCGACATTGGCGCCGGCATAAGCGCCGGAGCCGATCGTCGGCACCGGCCAGCCGATGCAGGAGGGATCGCGGTCCTTGGTCGAGTGGCGGTATTTCGCCGCCGGAAAGTGGAACTGCCGCACCACCGACCACATCGGTATCTGGTCGCCGTGCAGCGAGAACCAATGCTCGAGCGGGCGGTCGTAGAACATGCCGACATCGTTCACGGCCATGACATCCCATTCGGAATGCCAATTGTTTCCCGTGAAACGTGCGAAGTCGTCCCACACGGTTCGCCCGCCGGCAATCAGGATGAGCGTCTTGCCTTTGTACTTGTCCACCAGTGCCTGAGCCCTCGGCTCGAGCTGCTCGGCAACAAGCTTCTCGATCATGTGCCGTCGAAGGCGTGGCAGCCGATGTGCTTCAGGCGAACCTTCGGGTGCATCAGCACCTGCATCCCAGCCTCACGCACCCGCTTGCAGAAGAAGAAATCTTCCGACAGGTGAATCCCGTCCTCGATCGGGTCCTGGAAGAAGGCCCAGCACTCGCCGACATGGCCCTCCTCGTATTTCCATTCGGGGTGTCTCGCCTGGAGAATCTCGAACACCCGCCGCTTGATCATCATGAAGCCCGTCCCGGCGTAATCGACCGGGAACGGCTGCCTGATCTTGTCCAATTCATGCGCGCGCAAGAGTCTGCCGCTGACCCAGGCGGCGTATTCCGCCTTCAATTCCTTGCGCGGGTAGCAGCCGACCGCGACATCGCAATCCATGTTCCACAGCGTCGCCACCTGCTCCGGCTCGAACTGGATATCGGCGTCGATGAAGAACAGCCGCGACCAGTCGCCCTGGAGGAACCGCGCCGCGCTGGTATCCCGGGCCCGCGTGATCAGGCTCTCGTTGGTCGTCTCCAGCCAATCGTGCGGAAAGTTCCGGTCGCGGAACGCATCCTTCAAGGTCATCGCCGAGCGGAAATAGGCTGCCGTGCAGTTCCCGCCGTACATGGGGGTGGCGATCAGGAGGCTCACGACAGGGATTCGACCGTCCCGGCATCGCAGGTGATGGTGTTGGCCGTCGCCACGCTCGACTGGCCCGTGACCTTGATCGTGATCGCCCCGGTGTCCGTCTCCGCGCCCGCCGCGTGGAACACCGCGATCGGAGTGGCTCCCAACTGCATCCAGCCGAACACGATCTGGGTATTGCTTCCCGTCTTGATGACGATGAGTTCGACCGCCCAATTGACATTGGCCGTCGCGACGCCGCCACTGGAATAGACCACGGCGCCGAAATAGGCCTTGACCGTCTTGGTGTTGGCGTTGTTCGCCAAGGTGCCGGATGCGAGGATACGCACCGCCTGCCCGACCGATCCCAGGGTCGAAGCCGGCAGGCTGAAAGTTTGTAGCACGTCCTCGGTAATGTCGGCGCCGTTGCCGACCGCCGACGTGAACGAGGCCAGCCGGCCCCGGGACGGCCGCGCCGCTCTGAGGCCCATCGGCTAGTTCCCCTCGCCGCGGGTGAACTCGACCACCGACGTGCTCGCCGACGTGATCGCCGCCGCATTGGTGAAGGACTGCGACAGGGTGAATATCTCCACCGTCCCCGCCGCCACCCGGAGCGAGCCCGCCGTCGCCCCGCTGGGCACCGTCGCCGCCACCGTCGAATCGCCGAACTCGACAAAGGCATCCACCGTCCCGGTGTTGTTCACCCGGACCTGCGGCCCCGTCCCGCCCAACGCCACCCGCGCCGACGATACCGCCGCCGTCGCCTGGACGGTCGCCTTGGCGTCGGGCTGAAACGGCCTTACAAATTCCATCGTTTGCTCCTGGAATCAAAAAGCCGCCCGGAGGCGGCTCGCTTGAATTCGACCGGCGGCAGCCGGCTATTTCTTCGCTCTAACCCGCTTCATCGCCGCGGCAGCGTAAGCACGACGCCGGTCACAGTAGGCGCACTCACCGGGCGGGGCGCACAGGCTCGCCTTTGATGCTCGCGCAGCACCCTTCCGAGCGCCAGCCGCGGCTCCAACGTCAACCTTCGCCACTGCCCGAGCCGGCGCGCGGGCCACGGGCTGCGTAGGATGCGCCGCCTGAACGGCACGCTTAGGCTTGGGGCAACTCCAGGCGACATGACCATCGGCCCCGCAGTTCGTACATCTGACCATGCCGTTACATAACATAGATGCGCGCGTTATGTAACGCTAATGTTGTGGCGCCGGCCGCAGTAAGGGAAGCGACCCCAAACCGCGGCGGCTGACCTACCCCGTAGAGCGGAGGTGCGGGGATGCGAATCTCATAACGCGAGAGGAAGCCGTTTCGTTAGGCCGGATATATGTTAGCTAAGCCAGCTCGTGCAGCGCGACCCATGGGGGTGTCCCACCCCTCGCCCGGGCCGGCGCCGATCATCTCGCAAACGCACATCGCATACCATACATTATGGGAATACAACGCAGCCGCAACATGCTGGCAATATCAATGCGTTACGGGAATGTCGTTACCCGGTGCTGTCCCGTCATGCTCGGCAGACACAACATCTGGTGCTGCAATGCCCAGAGCGCGTGCCATCGCCAAACCCGCGTCGTGGTCCATTTGAGCGATGCGCAACACAAGCGATTTCACGTCCTCGGCCCTTTTGGTCACATCCTCGATGCGATCGGTGTAGAGACCGCTTGCCTTGCCCCTGTTGGTCTCGGCGAGAACCGCTGCGCCCACGTTTCCTGTGCTGATTGCGATGTCTCTGAGCCTTGCGAGTTCGCTCATGTGGCTGTCGATGGTGAGTTTGGCTGTGTCCATGTTGGCCTGGCGGGCGGCAGACACCCATGCGGCAACCTTGTGGTCGTGCCTGAGTCTGGACGCCTCTGCCCATACCGTCTCGTCTAGCATGCCGGATGCGTCGTAGGCTGCTCGGTAAGCGTCGGTGGATGTCTTGCCTTCAAGGATGCCACGCACGAAGGCGAGCTGCTTGCCGGTGATGTCAGGTAGCGCGTCGGCCGCACGCTCTGTACGGGCTTCTGCGCGCTTCTGGCGGGGCATGTTAGGCGGTTCCGTCCATACGGCGCTGCACAATGTACTGGGCGCGGACTAGGTGGCTGGAGAATTGGAGCAGATCGCGGCAGCCGTCCCACGTTATGAGCATGCTGTCGCGGCGATCCATGGCGACGACCATCACCGTCTCAAGGTTGCCGGCGCGCGCCTCGGCCAGCGCTCTCTCAAGCAGAGCCACCTGGTTCTCGATCTCGGAGGCTTGCGAGGTCGGAAACTCGGCAACCCGCAGATTGCTCATTAGAACGCGCTGTCTCTCATGGCTTGGCGGGGGAATGTCTCGCGCTCAGCAGCCTTGAGGGCCGTGCCGATCGGATCTGGAATCCTGGCCTTGATGCTGTGCCACGTGATCTGCTCGGCAGCGGGAGGATATTCCACGGACCAGTCGCCGGTGATGAAGCTGGGTGTCCGAAGCTCCTTGTCGCCTAGGAAGCCGAGCGGATCATAGACCGCAGGAGCGCAGGCGGGCTGATGAAGAGCGGCCTCGTACGCCGTCCAGTCTGGCATGTCCACGTAGGTCGTATCGGCCATCAGCGGCTCCGGCCCTTGGCGTTGTGCTTGGCGAGGATCTTATTGGCCTTGGCGTCGATGACGGATTCCGTGCTCTTGCTCATGCGGCCGGCGTTGACGGCCTGGCTGGCGCGGGCTTTGGCATTAGCGGCATGAGTCCGATCGGGAATCGGGTAGCTCTTGTCCGGGCCGGCGAACTTGCTCTTGGGTAGCGCCTTGCGGGCCTTGGTCGAGAGCTTCGCCATGGTCAATAACCGCCTTTGCCGCCTTTACGCGGCTTCGGTTTGCGGGGCATCGATGTCTCCGGGGAGATTTGGTGACGCCTAGCGCCACGCTACCAGCAATATACAATCGACCCAGGCGCGTGTCCATCTATTGTTTTTCGAGCTGCCAGAAATCCGCCAGATTGGTCAGCCCTACCCTCAGAG